AATGGTTTGAAAACAAAACAACACAGATAATAGCTTTGGTAAGTATCGTAGGTACGTTAGCAGGCTTTGGGTACACAGGAGCTACGTATATTAATAGGTTAGAAAACCTTGAAGCTCAAATAGGAGGTATCGGAGATACTGAAGACGCTCAAAAAATAATAGAAGAAAGATTTATGGCAATAGAAACTTCTGTTGAATACATAAACAAAAGTCTTGATGAAGGTATTAATCCATCACTCAAAGTAATTGCTGAAACTTCTAATGAAACTAGTAGAGCTGTCGCAGCTTTGCAAGCAGAAATAGAGTACCTACAGAATGATGTAGATACTCTTAAAAATAAAAATAATAATCCGTTAGCTAATTAATAGTAGAATTTAAAGCGTCAAGTTCTGATTCAAGCTCATTATGAATATCAAGAATTTTTCTTCTTGCTTCTCGTATAACTGTTTCAATTATTTTTAAATCTTTTCCTTTAAATACTTTACTGGCTTCTGCTATAGGTAGTCCACTAGTTTCTGTAACTAGCCTGCCTTTAGTATCAAAAAGAATATGGAAGGATAATAGATTCGCTTCCGTTGCTTTCATTTTATATCTCCGTAAATGTTACTTTGTCTTGTTTACCTCTAAGCCCTGCTTTCATATAGGCAGTTGCTCGTCCTTCAAAGAAGTTCTGATGTTCAACACCAAGTACTTCATCTAACCAAGGTAAAGGATTCTCCCTTTGATCAAAGTTAGTTTTCAATCCAAGTTGTAGAAGTCTTCGGTCTGCTATGTATCTATTATAAGCATACATATCTTTCTTTGTAAGTCCTTGCATGTCTCCAAACTCAAACACTAAGTCTAAGAACTTATCTTCTAACTCTACCATCTCTCTACATATCTGGTAAAGTTCTGCTTTAAAATCATCTGTCCATATATCTATGTTCTCTTGTATAAATTCTTTAAAGAGTTTAGTCATGGCTTCAACATGTAAAGATTCATCACGTATAGAATACGTAACTATCTGACCCATCCCTTTCATCTTTCCAAATCTAGGAAAGTTTAACAAGATTGCAAAGCTACTAAAGAGTTGCAAGCCTTCTGTAAATCCTGAGTAGACTGCAAGTGTCTTAGCTATTTCTTTTTTATTTTTGCGTGTAGGTTTAAAATCTTTTATGTAGTCATGCTTGTTAGCCATCTCTTCATACTCTGCAAAAGCTTTGTATTCTATATCAGGCATACCTACTGTATCTAAAAGTAAACTGTAGGCATGTTGATGTATAGACTCCATGTTTGCAAACGAGCACATCATCATACGTGCTTCAGGTTTCTTGAATATTCTCATGTACTTATCTATGTAACCTGAACCAACATCTACATCTGATTGAGTAAACAATCTAAATATTTGTGTGAGTAAATTCTTTTCTGAATCTGGTAACTCTTGCCAGTCTTTAACATCTGTATGTAGGGGTACTGACTCCGGTAGCCAATGCATTTGGTTCTGCTCCACATATTTATCAAACATCCAAGGATGGTCAAAGGGTTTGTAGTAATCTCTATTGCTTAGTAAGCTCATTTATTCTCCATTTCTTCGGCATACTTTTCAAGTAGCCATTTGTTATATTTCTTTATGTATTCTTCTTGGGTTAATTTTACTGCTCCAAAGGCAGCGTTCTCATCGCAATGATCAAGCCACATCCTGCTACAGAACTGGCTAAAGGTACTGTTCATCCTTCACAACTTAAACATTCTACATCTTCAAGCCTGACTCGTTCTACTTTAACATTCACGTTCTCAGCATTACGAGCAGCATCCGATCTAAAATAATATAGTGATTTTAATTTATTCATAGCGTACCAATGTACATCATTTACATATTGTAAGTACTCGTCATGCACAGCTTGAGACTCGGTAGCTTTAGGCATAGTGAAAAATAAATTAACACTTTGACTTTGGCAAACATATTCTTGTCGCATGTGAGCATGTTCAACTATATAAATTTGGTTGATCTCATTAGCTGTTTTAAATATTTCTTTCTCCTCGTCTGTTAGAACATCTATCCCTTGTGCTGACCCACTAGCACCAGTTATACTCTTCCAAATCTTTTCTCTTTCTTCTACATTCAATCCTTTTTTCTTAAGAACTTTGTCCAAGTACTTGTTTCTAACTTGGTACGAGCCTGATAAAGTTTTGTGCGTATAAGAATTAGCACGATATGGTTCAATACTAGGGGAAGTACCGCCACATATAATAGAGCTACTGGCATTAGGAGCAATAGCCAAGAGATGAGCGTTACGATGATTGCTGCCGTGTACATCAGGAGCTTCCCCACGTTCTGAGCTAAGTCTTTTAGTTGCTGCCACAGCCTGTTCTTTAATGTGGGAGAACGCGACATTATTAATACTAGTAGATCGTAACCCTTGGAAAGGTAAACCTTTACTTTGGAGTAGAGCATGAAAGCCCATCGCTCCAAGACCCACCGACCTTTCTCTATACGCTGAATAAGCAGCTTTAAGTAGTCCTTCTTTTTCTTCTTTAACATAATTTTTAAACCTCTCAAAATTTGCACTGTACCCACCAAGTCTTGAGGTGTGTATAATGTCTTCTATAAAATGCTCTAACACATTGTCAAGCATCGTAATTAGATCATCAATAAACTGATCATCTTTCTTCCACTTATCAAAGTGTTCTAAGTTTACACTAGACAAACAACATACTGCTGTTCTTTCTTCATTAGTGGGTAACACTATCTCTGAACATAAGTTACTCTGATTTATTTTTAAACCTAAATCTTTCTGTCCTTGTGGTAAGTGTTCGTTACAGGTGTCAATGTTAATCATGTAAGGCTCGCCTGTCTCTGCTCTTGCATTTAACATCTGCCACCATAAATCTCTAGCACTAACTATCTTAACAGCTTCATTAGTTTTAGGATCAATCAATCTCCAATCTGTATCTTCTTGAACTGCTTTTAAAAACTCGTTAGTTATATTAACAGCGTTATGAATATTAAGATTCTTTCTATTTATATCTCCACCTGATTCTTTACGCATGTTAATAAACTCTTCAATCTCTGGATGAGATATGTCTGAGTAAGCTGCGTAGCTACCTCGTCTAGTCACGCCTTGATTGAAGGCTAACATCTCTGCGTCTACTACATGCATGAATGGGATTGAACCAGTAGAACGACTATAGTTAGAAGTATCAATACCATTGCTTCTAACATCTCCCCAATATCCACCGATGCCTCCACCTGAACTTGCAAGCCAAATGTTTTCATCGTAGTGATCAGATAACCCACGCCTGCTATCAGGTACGTAATTGAGAAAGCAGCTAATAGGTAAGCCACGAGTCGTTCCTCCGTTAGAAAGTATAGGGGTACTAAACATAAACCAACAGTCGGAACTGTATTGATAAAGCCTTTGGGCAAGATCAAAATCAGTTTCTCCTTTATACGTTGCACCAAAGACTGATGCTCTTGCGAATGCTTCTTGTGCATGAGTTTCTTCCTCCCAAAAATATCTATCCTTTAATGTATCTAAACTAAACTTGTCTAGTTTCTTTTCCTTGTCATAGTCTATAACAATTCCTAAGTAAGGTTTCTTTCCTACTTTATCTTCAACCATTACTTACTCTCCTTGTCGTTTAAATGTAATGCAATCAATGCGTAGTGTATAATTTTTAGTAGGTCTGAATCTGACTTACCGTCTTTCTTACCATACCTCATAGCATACTTCATTATGTTACCCATACAGAAACCTTCTCCATGTCCTGCATCTATGATCATATCTGTTGCTTGATACTTAGAGTGAGCGTAGTGTTGTGTGTATGTATCATCAATGTATTGTTGAACACCACGTAAGTTTATACCTTCATTAAATTTATAATCCATATTTATTCTGTCCATTGTTTAGGTAAGTCAAATTCGCTGTACCATTTAAAGTTATTTTTTTCTGCCCATTCTGCATGGGTACGTTTACTACCATCTTTTCTTTTCTTAGCAGCAGGCATAGGTGCTAAAGGTTTTGCAAAGATGAACACAAGAACCTGATGATCTTTTAAATTTTTACGAACCCATATGTATTTACTATACTCTGCGTAATCCCAGAACCTACCCTTTGCTTCAATTAAATATTCTACATTACAAAATGTTTTTCTAAAGTCAGGTTCATAAGTATGCTCAACTGTGTAGTCTATCTTATCTCCGTGATGTGACCATTCTTTTAATTGATTAGTGTGTAATTTATATTCCCAATTAGAATCGTATCCTTTAGGTAAATCTTTTTCTAGTGGTCTAACCTTTCTTGGTTTTCTGAATCCTTTCTTCATTAGTGTATTATCTCACATGTAGGAACGTCTGTCAATCTTTTTGTTTGTTCGTCTATAATTAATTTACATAGTTTATTTATAACAACTGAGTCTACTTCGTCTAAAGTATTACCACCAAAAATAAAACTACCTACTATCATAATCAATTCACTTAATTCTATTTGATCTAGATCATAGTCTACCTGATCATCCATGTTCTAATTCCTGTACTTTAATTGTTGTAAAGTCTTGTCTTCCATGTTTAATAAGTTTCTTAATACCTTTAATAAACCAACGTAAAGTGTATGCAGAAACATGTAAACTTCTATTCCCATAAACGTGAGTCTGATCAGGAATATAAGTGTGTATATTTTCAACTGTAACTTTATCTTTCTCTTCATCAGGTACTACACTACGTAACCACTCAACCATTAAGTGTTGTGCGTGCTTTCTTATTTTCTTTTCTTGCTTTGAATTCATTTGTTATCTCCTCTACTTTAGGTTCTTTAACTACTTGTGTTAGATATGAAAGACCATTAGCATATTTAAATACTCGAAGACCTTTTCCGTTGTTGGTATCTTTGTGACACTCAACCTTATGCCTACAGAAGAAACATCCTCTTGCAAGCTTCATGTTGCCTGACTTACCATCAGGTATCGGAGTGTAACAGATTTCAGGTGGTGTGTCCACCTTTAAAGACTTTTTTACTTTACTTATTTTACTTTGTATATTCGGTTTGTCAAGCTCTTCTGGAATATAAAGTGCAAGTTCTCCACTCTCTTTGTTCATTGCTAGGAAGCCACCCTCAGATGTACCATGTCCTGCTTCGTACCCTGCAAGTTGTGCAAGGTATCCAAAGGTATCATCGTCTGCTAGTGTGCCGTCTCTAAATTTCTTGAAGGCGAATCCAGATGCAGTCTTAACATCAATAACTTCACCATCAATTACACAGTCCATGTGTCCTTCAACGCCTTTCACTTTAACATTCTTTTGTTCATCCGTTACTTCATGTCCTGCAAGTCTTACAAGAAGAAGTACAACCTCTTCAAGCAGGTGTCCGTAAAGAAACTTTATAAAGGTAGAAGGGGTTATTGAATTACTTTCATCTGGATACTTCATGTCGTACCATAACTGTCTGTTAGGTTTACCTACGTTAGACATTCGTAACGTGCCTGTCGAGCGTGGTGTTGGTGTAGACCATTGACGTATGACTA